TAAAGACCAGCGTAATCGTTCCGCCCGTATTGAACAGAGCCGATAGAATGGTGATCGTCGCCGTCGCGGCCACCACCGTGGCGCTCCCCAGCACATAGGCGCCGTTGTCAACGTCGACCGCCACCACGTCGGGGATTGGCGAGGCCTGATTGCGTGCTATCGAGACATTTTTCGTTCCGGGAAATGTGCCGATCGACGTCACGACGCCATTGGTGTCGACCTTTGAGGCATTCCCGGACCAACACTCGAAGGACTGGCTATCGACGACAAGACCGCCGCGGTAGCCGCTCTGCGCCGTCAATGCGTGTAGAGAGATGCCGGCCGAGCGAATGCGCTTGATCTTTCCGCCGCGCGGGTCGCCCATGATATCGGCGAAGCAATTGACGAGGCGCCCTTCGCTCTCCTGAGAATCAGTCCCTGGGAAGGTGGACTCCGGCCAAGGGATTTGGACGGGCGCGGCATTCAAAACGAGTACGTCCTGAGTTCCTCGCCGGTCGGGCGACCGCGATTCATAATCTTGAGGCTCTTCGCCGCCACACCTCCGCCGACCGGAACCGCGCCCGCGCCGCCGAGGCCGAGATTGACGAGGCCCCCTAATTCATCCGTGGCGACGCCGAAATCTTGCGCGATCTCACCCACGACGATCGCCGCAAGATCCGTGAACCACTCCCCGGGGATTTGCGTTGGATCGGGGACATAGACAATCTCATGCGCCGCCACCTTGTCGAAGACGGCGGCGAGCGAATTAATCACCTTAGCGACGTCTTCAGGCGCCACCGGCTGACCGATCGCCAGAGCGCCAAGCTTCGAGAGAACCTTCAGCGCGAGGTCGTTCTGGTTATAGGTCGCCATGCGTTAGGCCCGCCAAGGAAGCTCGAGAATGCCGTGACTGATCCAAATCTCCGCCACCTTGGACGGGTCAAGACCTTCGGCGCGGCTCAATTCGCGTAGCTTCGGTTCGACGAGAGTCCCGAGCCACTGGATATCGTCGAGACCGATTTCGCATTCCTGCCGCAACGTACGGTCGCCCGCCCAATTTCCCACGAGCTGGTCGACGCTGCGCGTGTCCTTGAGCCAGCGCACGACATGCGCCCGATACTCCTTGGCGTTCACCGGCGGCGCCAACGGGTCTTTCTGCGGCTTCCCCTCGCCGACATGAAAGAAGCGATTGCCGCGCGCCGCCTCGACCATTGATTGATCGGTGACGAAAACAGGCTCCCCGGCGTTGAAGGTGATTCCACGCCATACGGCGTAGTCAGGATCACCGCGCCCCGGGAAATATGTGACGTGCTCGCCGTCGAATTTATCGTTCATCTGAACTTCCTCTACTGGCGAAGAAAGCGGGAGCGACGCCCCCGCCTTCCTAGGCCTACCCTTCGGCCAGGCCATTAGCGGTCAATGTTCGCGGCGTAGACGATCACAAAGGTCGCAACCCCCGTCGTCGCGGCCGTTCCCGTCTGCGCGAATTTCGCGTAAAGCGGGACATCGCCATTCAACGCTGTCTGATAGGTGGTGTTCCCGGTAATCGCCGTCGCCAGACCCGCCGCCGTCGTAAGATGGCTGATGCCGGTCCCAATCGTCGTGGTGTGATTGCTGACGCAGGCCGTAGCGGTGCCGCAGTCCGCGACGATCTCATTGGCGCTCGATTTCGTGGCGCCGAGCGTGAGCAGATTCGTCGTCGCCGCGTTGAACGCCGTGGTCACGGATACGTCGATCGCCAAGATATAGGCGTTCTTCGGAACCGTCGCGAACCAAACGCCGCTCGCGATACCGGGGTCGTTGAAGTTGACCGTCACGCGCAAGAAGCAGAGGTTTTGCTCTCCGCCGCAATCACGCGTTGTGATGATCTTGTTCGGATCGGTGACTAGCGCCATCGACGGCGCAGTCGGGGCGATGGAGAACGCCGCGAAGAGCAGCGCCGCCAAAGCGAGATTGAGGAGTTTTGTCATCGTTTTTAGACCTTTCGGAGGTTGAAAAAACCGGCTGTGTCCCCATTTGTTTCTCTATTGAAAGGAGAGACAAATGCTTGAGACTTGGAGACCAGTTGTCGGTTACGAGGGGTTCTACGAGATTTCAAATCTCGGGAACCTAGTCAGGGTTTCGACTTACGGCGGGAAGCCCCGCCGAAAACCACGGGCATTTGCTCTGAAGGGCGGGAGAGACTCTGGTGGATATAGAGCTTTCCACTTGTGCGCGAACGGAATCCGAAAATACCGATTCGCCCACATCATGGTGTGGGAAGCCTTCAAATGTCCAATCCCCGAAGGTTTTGAGGTGAACCACAAAGACGGGGACAGAAACAACCCATCCATCGATAACTTAGAACTTCTGACCAAATCCGAGAACCACAAGCATGCCTACCGAGTTTTGAAGCGGAGGATCAATGTCCGCCCTCAACTTGGGGCAAAGAATGGGTCTTCGAAGTTGACCGAAAGCCAAGTCATCGAAATTCGTAAGCGACACGCTTCTGGAGATACGCAACAACGACTCGCTCATGAATTCGGGGTCTCTCAGCCCATGATCGGGTTCATTACCCGTCGGGAAAAATGGCAGCACATCTAGCAGCCAGTCCCCAAACTATCCGGCGAGAATATAACCCCGCCGGATAGCTAGTTTATTGTATCTATTACAAATCGGCGACCGCCGGGAAGAAGCCTGTGAAGACGCCCCATTCCTTGAAGTTTCCTGCCGCGTTCTTCTTGGCGAGCTTTCCGATGCCGTAGGCCATCTTCACGCCCGTGCCGCGATTGAACTGGTAGTCGTCTTCCTTCAAGAAGGTCGGGGTCGGCATACGACCCCAGCACCACGCCGCAGCCTGCTGACCGCACATGAAAGCGGGTGCTAGCTGAATGCTGGAGGCGCCCGCCGTCTGATAGAAGGTCGGAAGGCGCAGAGACAGTTCCGGAATCTCGCGAATGATGATGCCGTTGTAGAGCAAATCACCATCGACAAAGATCGGATTCTTCATATAGCCCATGTTCTCGCGAGCGCGAGAGTTCTGGTTCGCCGTCTTGATGTCCGTGTCGTTCGCGAGGTCGCGGAATTGCTCCTGACCGACGAACAGGACGAACCATTCCGTGCCGTTCTCCTTCAGCCTGAAGGGGCGGATGCGCGGATTGGCCTTCTTAGCACGGCGCTTCATGGTCATGAGCAGCGCGCCGGAGATCAACTGACCCGAAGCAATGTTCGCCAGAGACGCTGCGAAGTTGCCGGCGGAGAGGTTCGACGTGTTCGAGTTGCCGAGCTGGATACGGTCGACGTTGTCCGTAATCCAGGTGTTGCGCTGCGCAGCGGTCGCGGAATCGAACAAGATACCGTTAACGCGCTGGCCGTTGCTCGAGCCTAGGCCCGCCGGCGCCGACTCGCTCGGAAGCGCATAGAGCGCGTCGCAGATTTCGTCGCGCTGAAGCTCCTTACCCCAATCGGAGAGCATGGGCTTCGCCTCGGCGAAGAGGTCAACGGACGACTTCTGCTCCTCGGCGTTGTTGATCTTCACCGCGTTGCGCACCCAATCGATCCAGAGGCGCATACCGTAGTTGTCGAGCGCTTCTTCGTTGCCGACCATGGGGCCGACGCCGATCGCGTTCGCCTGCAGGCGAGCCATCAACGGGACGTTGATCTGCTCGCCGCCGTTCTTCCCGCCCTTGTCGAGATCGGGGACGATTCGAAAGATCGAATTCATCGCCGTCCCCATGTACGGGGAGAACAGATTTTCGCGGACGTATTCCCGGAAAATCTCCTTGCGGAACACGACGAGTTTATTATTGGCCTGGGTTACGGTCGAAGCCATAGCCCTATCCTTTCTGTGTGGCCGGGCCCGCGGCCAGCGCTAGGGGCTTTCGCCCAACACGCCTCGGCGGAGCGCGGCTATCTGAACGCGCTGTGGAAGACCGAGCTGTCCGCGTCGTCGTAGATTTCACGATCGTTCGGAGCGCGGCCGTTGCCTCCGGGAGTCCGTCCCAAGGACGGCGGGAGGCGGGTTTCTGTGCGAGGGCGCCCTTGATTGCCGCTCATGGCTTCTGCGCGCATGTCTTCGAAGACTTGCTTGCGGAATTCCTCGTCGGCGCGGGCCGCCTCGCGGGCCTCTCTGGCGATCCTGGCTTTGAAGCCTTCGAGATCGTCGCCGATCTCGCGCGAGACTTCGTTGCGCTTGTGCCACGCGACCACGGCCTCGCCCGGATTGGGCGCGCTGAGGATGCGGGACATCAGATCGCGGTTTTCGGGGGTGGACTTGTCGAGAGACTTCAGGGCGGAGAAGCCGTCGGCAAATGCCTTGCCGTGCTTGACGCTGGCCAGCTCCATGCTGTGGTTGACTTGCATCGCCCGCAGTTGGCCCTGGAGGCCCTGTGTCGCCTGTTCCTGCCGCCTCTGAATGAAAGCGGCATAACCGGCGGGATCTTCGAGAATGTCGGGAGGAGTTTCGGGCGCCGGAGGCGGCTCTATGGCGTTTTTCTCTTGTCGAGACTCACGTCTCGCCGCAAGAAAGCCTTCGAATTTTGCCTTGAGTTCGGCGAGTTCTTGACGATACGCCTTTTCTTCGGCTTTAAGCGCGTCGCGCTCCGCCTTCATCTGATCGCGTTCCGCTTGCGCGGCGCGTGTCTTCTCGGCCTCCTCGCGTAGCCGTCCCGAAGGGACGCGTCCTTGCGGCTCTTGCGGCGGCTCCTTGGTATCAGTCTCGGCTTTCGCTTCGACCTCTTCCTTGGACTCGCCCTCGCCTTCCGTTTCGGATTTCTCCTCGGCGTCCTGTTCTTCGTCGTCCGCGTCGTCCTCTTCTGGCTCGTGCTGCCCTTCGAGGCCGGCTCCCATCGCTTCAAGCGATCGGTCTCCGGTTTCGTCGAGCGTCACCGCCTCGAGGTCCATGCCTTCGGCGAAGATTTCCTTGTCAGTCTCGATGATCGCCCTCTCAAGAAGGCTGTCCACTTTTGCCATGTTGGGGTTTCTCTCTGTATCGCTGAGGCAGCGGCAGTCGCATTCACGCCAGCGACAAGCGGCGCGTCCTATTTCGCAGTGACGGTGCG